GGTGAAGATCTCCTTCGTCCGCGTCCACAGGATGCCGAACCATCCGATGATCGCGGTGACGAGGTCCGGGATGATCGAGTGCCCGACGAGCTTGTCGTACACAGTCTGGAAGGGCTGAATGATCCACTTGTTCAGCCAGTCCCAGGTAGCGGAGAAGGCGCCCTTGATGGCCTCCCAGACGCCGATGACGATGCCCCGGAACGTCTCCGACTCCTGCCACGCGTAGGCGAACGCCCCGGCCAGCCCGATGACCGCGAGGGCGATCAACGTGAACGGCGACGCCGCCATCACGGTCGACAGAATTGCCTGCGCCGTCGCCACCGCAGCCGTCCCCAACGCCCACAGCTTCATCCCCGTCGCGATCGCCAGCACCGCCGACGCCAGCGACCCGAAGATGACGTGGTGATCGGCGACGAACTGGAAGAACGCCGTCAGCGGGCCAGCCGCCGCCTCCGCGATCGCCGCGATCGCGTCGGCGAACGGGGCCACCATCGGGATCAGACCCTCAAGAGCGGCACCAACCACCCCGGTCACCAGCGAGGCGATCGCATGGAACATCCCGAAGATCCGCGACAAGCCGTCCTGGATCTCCGGCAGCCCAGTCACCCGGCGCAGCTCCGCAAACGCATCCCCGAGCGTCGTCAGCGCGTCCCCGCCACCAGTGGCCGCGGCGCCGAGGATGTTCTTCAGCGAACCGAAGATGTCCCCCAGCAGGCGGCCGAACCGCTTCGCCATCTCGATGCCGTGATCGATGGCCTGCTCCAGACGCCCCGACTCGAACGCATCGGCCAGCTTCTGGGAGATCTTGTCGGACTCCCCGGCCATCGCCTCCGTCATCCGCTTGAACGCCGGGGAGGCGGCGATCGACAACTGCACGAACGCCTGACCCAACTGGCCCGGGATCTTGACCAGCGGGGCGAAGCCCTCGTTGAAGCCCTGGAACATTCGCGTCAGCAGGCCCTGGTCGGCCAGCCGCGTGAAGGTGTCCATCAGGTTCCGCGCGGTGGCGTTCAGGCCGTCCGCAGCCCCACCCAACCCCACCTTGAGCGCGGGCAGCGCCGCTGTCCCCAGCCGCGTGATGGAGTCATCGAGGCCCCGGAACAGACGGTCCTGCACGTCCATCTTCAGCGAGGAGAACGCCGGCCCCATCGCCCGCACCGCCCGCACGAACGCTTGCGCATTCGGCGCGAGCTTGGCCATCGCCTCGGCGTACTTGTCGGCCTCCTTCGTCTGCTGCGCCTGCGCGGCCGCCACCGCCCGCTGCGCATCCGCAAGGGACTCCTGAGCCGAACGCACCTGCCGAGCAGCCGCGATCTGAGCGTCCGCAACACCCTGCTGGGCTTCAGCGAGACGCTCCTGCGCGTCACGGACCGACTCGGCGCCGTCCTTCGCCGTCTGGGCCGCCTCCGCCTGCGCATCCCGCACGTCACGGGTGCGGTCACCGACGGTGCGCTGCGCATCCGCGATCTTCTCCTGCGCGGCAACCACCGTGTCCGAGCCCTCAACACCGGCCTCATTCGCAGCCGCAGTCTCCTCGCGAAGCCGGACGGTCTCGGTCTGCTGGTCCTTCAGCCGCTGGCTGGCCTTGTCGTAGGCGAGCTGGGCCTCCTCCAGCTCCTGCTGTGTGGCGGCAGCCCCCTTCGCCTTGACCGCGGCAAGTTCCTTCTCCGCCTCCTGGACGTCGAGGACGGCTTGCCGCTGGTCGAGTTCGGCGTTCGCGAGCCGGGAGTTGAGGTCTTCGAGCTGTTCGGCGGCTTCCTTGCGGGCCTCCGTCAGGTCGTGCTGCGCTTCCTCGGCGTCCTTGAGTGCGTCGGTCAGGTCGCGTTCCGCGTCCACGACGCGCCGCAGCGCGGCCTGCCGGTCCTGCGCGGCCTTCACCTCGGCGTCACGGACGTCCTCGGCGGCGTCCTTCACCTTCTTCTGCGCGTCGACGATCTGCCGGGCCGCGTCCTGCTGCGCCTCCTTCACGGCGCGTGCGGCCCGTGCCACGTTCAGCTGTGCCTCGGCCACCGCGCGGGCCGCAGCCGCTATCGATGCGCCGCTCTGGCTGGACGACGACTTGGCCGCCTTGAACGCCGCACCCACCCCGGACAAGCCGACCGCGAGCGTGGCCACTGCTGTGACCAGACCGCCGAGCGCGGGGACAGCGAGCGCGGCGGCCGGCCCGATCTGGACGAGACTGGAGCCGAGGGACGCGACCGCAGGCAGGGCGGTGAGGGCGGCTGCGGCCAGCGCCATGAACCGTGACGAGAGCAGCCCCGCCGAGCCTGCGGCGCCCGTGAGGCCGGCGAGGCCGCCGATGGTGCGGACGCGGACGTTGACCGTGCGGTCTCTGGTGAGGAGTGCGATGTCGTCGGCGGCGACTCGGGTGTCCGCGTCGGCGGTGATGCGGGCGGTGCGCTGCCGGGTGAGCAGGGCGAGGTCGTCGGCTGCGGCGCGGGTGTCGAGGTCGGCGATGATCCGCACGGTGCGGTCGCGGGTGAGCTGGACGAGCTGGGCTTCGGCGAGTTGGCGGGCGGACTCTTCGAGGTCGGCGAGGATGTTGACGGTGCGGTCGCCGAACGCGAGTTGGGTGGACGCTGCTGCGCTGTCGACCTTTGCGGTGATCTTTGCGATGCGGTGGCGGGTGAGGAGCGCCAGGTCGTCGGCAGCGGTACGGGTGTCGGCGTCGACGTTGACCGTGACGGAGTGCTTCTTGTTCTTCAGGCGGGTCATCGCCGTGTCGTAGGCGGACTCGTCGGCGGTTACTTCCACGTAACCTTCGGCGATGCGGAACGCCCCGGCCATTTACCCTCCCTCTGCGACGCTCACCCAGCCCGGGTACATGGCCCGGAACTGGGTCAGCGAGACCTCCGTGACCTCGCTGGTGCCACGCCCTTGCGGGGCGGCGGCGGTGCTGGTGCGGGTTGGGGTAGTGCGTGCCGGCTGCTGGCGTTCGCGTTCTTCTTCGGCTCGGGCCGCCATCACGCCCTGGTAGGCGGTGAGCCGGTAGGCGAGAGCGAAGTAGCGTCGGGCTGGGACATCGACTTGCTCAAGGTCGATGCGGTAGATGGCGAGGAAGTCGGCGTCGATGTCGTCCTCGTGGTCGAGGACCCACATGACCTGCCCGGTCCGCTCTCCGATCGTGTCCAGCCAGGGCTGGCGGGAGATCGCGTCGCGGATCGGGGTCAGCCACGCCGGGCTTTTCCCTTCTCTCCGTCCTGCCTGCCGAGGGCCTGGCCGACGATGATGTCGACGATCGATTCGAGTTGTTCGTCGGTCAGGGCCTTGGACTGCTCCAGTGCCTCATAGGCGTCCTCGCCGAGCACGCGGATCAGCAGGGGTGCAGTGGCGAGTTCGTGGCCGCGTTCACCTGCCTGCCGCAGGTACTGGAGGGCGACGCCCTTGGGGATGTTCTTGGGGATCGTGTACTCGGTGTCGCCGATGTAGAAGAGCGGGACGCGCTCCTCGACGACGTCTTCGTTGGCGGGGATCCGGATGGGTTCGAAGCCCACGTCGGCGCCGCCGTTGACGGTCTTGGCTGCCGCCCTCTTCGCGGCGGCCGACTGACGGGTGGAGCGTGCGGTGGTGGATGCCATGGGTGGTGCTCCTCGCTACGGGCAGGGGAAGGTGACCGGACTCGCTACGAGGTCTGATCGATGATGTGGAAGGGGGTGATGCTGGCGGACACGTAGTGGCCGGCGAACTTCGCGGGGATGAGGACCTGCTTGTCCTTCGTGTACGCGACCTCGACGGAGTCGGTGTTGAGCATCCGACGGCCGATGACCCGGCGCCGGAACTGGGAGGGCGCGTAGCCGTCGAGGATGACCGCGAAGTAGTTCGGCTGCGTCGCCGAGCTCGTCACGTTCGGGTCGAAGGACTTCCAGCCGGACCCCGACGCGGACGTGCCGCCGTTGAGGGTGAGCGACAGGTTTTCCAGCGTCGCCTCGGCCAGGGAGGTCTCGATGGTGAAGTCCTGCTTCGTCAGCCTGGAGCCGACGCGGAGGGTGATCTGGTCGACCTCCAGCTCCCCGTAGGTCTGGTCGACACTGAGCTTGACGCCATCCTGCGTGCCGCCCAGGTCGGTCCACGCGGACGCGGCCGGCGTCGTGTTGACCGCGGAGTCGGCGGGCTCGGTCGCGCCGTAGGCGCCGCTGTAGAGGGTTGCGGGGCCCTGGATGAGGTTGGCGGTGTTCACGGCCATTGGTCAGCTCTCCTTGCTTCCGGCCGGACCGGACTTCTTGGCGGGGGTGGCCGGGGCCGCGGTCGCGGGCGGCGCGCTGTCGGGTGCGGGGTCGTCTACGAGGAGCCCGTCAGCCTTCAGCTGGGCGTACTCGACGTCGCCGACCTCGATGGTCTTGTCGGGCTGGAGGGTGGTGCGGACGGTCGGCATCAGCGGTACGCCTCTCGACGAAGGGGGAACTGGTGGTGGCTGAACTGCGGGTGGAAGCGGAGTTCCAGGCAGTCCTCGGGGCGCAGAGACGGTGGACACGGCACGATCCGGACGGGTCCGGCGAGGAGGAACTCCAGCTCGCCGCGGTCGTTGTGGATCAGCGTCTTGCCGTTGTACGAGAGGAGCTGCCCGTGCGGGGTGTCCTCCTGGATCGCCCACATGCGGCTCATGACGGGACCTCCGTCCAGGCGATGACGAGCCCGGGAATCGAGTAGCGGGCGTAGGAGGAGGCGTCGTCGTGGATGCGCCGGTAGTCGCCCGTCGTGTACGCCGACAGCACCCGCGCCGCCGGATACCCGGTGGGCAACGTGACGGCCTGCGGGATCGCCGGATGGTCGTAGCAGGCTGCCTGAATCGCCTCGGCGAGCATGGCGGCCTTGTCCCACGGCGGCTTCTGCGAGCCCGGGTTGACGGCCCAGCAGTCGACGCCCATCGCCGGGGACCGCAGGGGCACGTACAGGTTGGGGGTGCCGCCTGCGGTGACGAGGGTGACGAACCCGCCGTCCGCCCATGACACGCTGCCGTCCCCGGATGGTTTGGGCAGGGTGGTGGCGACGCGGTCGCCGACTACGGTCTTCAGCCAGGCGGTGGCCACGAGTTCGGGAGTGGCGCGGAGCGCGGGAGTCGTCACGGCGTCCTCCGCTGGAACAGGGCGGGCCGCAAGTACGGATTCGGTGCGGTGCCGGGGTGGTTGACGCGGGCGACCGGATGGTCCGCGTCCGGCCAGGACAGCGCCTTCTTGTTCTTGGGGAGGATGACGTGCGGGCTCGTGCCCATCTCGACGTCGGTGGCGTAGTTGCAGTCGAGGGAGCCGACACGGAGCACCTTGTCGTGGCACTCGGAGCGCAGGCTGTCGTGGAGGCGGCCGGAGCGCTTGGACACGTAGTCGCGGGCGTCGCCGAGGATGGCCGGGCCGATGACGTCGCCGAGCCAGTCGTTGATCGCCGCATCAACGTGCGCGCGTCCTGCGGGGTCGATCCGCACACCGGATCGCGCCATGGCCGCCTCCTCTCCGAAG